CTGTACCACCTGAAGAATTTTTAATTGAACGTAGAGCTAAATCAATCGATTCAGCAAACTTTGTTGCACACCGAGTTACAAAAACAAGAAGCGAATTAGTTGAAATGGGTTATGATCCTGATGTTGTAGCAAAACTACCTTCAGGTGATGCTGCTGTTTATAATCAAGATAAAGTTACACGTTATGGTGATGTAGATGTATCACGTGGATTTACTTCTGGTGATCATTCTACAGATGAAGTTGTTATACACGAATGTTATGTTCGTTTAGATGTAGATGGTAAAGGTAGAGCTAAACTTTATAAAGTTACTGTTGGTGGCGATGGTAATTACGATACACTTGATATACAGGAAGTAGATTCTATACCATTTATATCTATGACACCTGTACCAATGCCACATAGATTTTATGGTAGATCTATTTCTGAACTGGTAGAAGATATACAATTAATTAAATCTACCATTATCAGACAAGTCTTAGACAATATGTATTTGACAAATAATGCACGTATTGCAGTACAAGATGGTCAAGTATCTATGGATGATTTACTTACCAACAGACCTGGAGGAATTGTAAGAACAAAACAACCACCACAAAATGTTATGTTTCCAATGACAACACCTCCACTAAATGATCAAGCATTTCCTTTATTAGAATACTTAGATTCTATAAAAGAAACACGTACTGGTGTTACCCGTATATCTCAAGGTTTAGATGCAGATTCATTAAATAAGACTGCAACAGCTACAGGGCAAATATTAAACCAAACACAAATGCGTATGGAATTAATTGCTCGCATATTTGCTGAAACTGGTGTAAAAGATTTAGGAAGAAAAATATATGAACTTGTATGCAAGTATCAACAAAAAGAAAAGATTATAAGATTACGCAATACCTATATTCCTATGCGACCTTTTGAATGGAAAGATAAAATGAATATTTCTATTAATGTAGGTTTAGGTACTGGTTCTAAAGAACAACAATTGATATTGCTTAATGCAATATTAGAAAGACAAATGCAAGCTATTAACTTGCAACAAAACGTTTATGGTCCGATGGTTAATTTACGTAACGTGTATAATACATTACGTAAAATAACAGAGAACGCAGGGTTGAATGGACCTGATCCATACTTTATGGACCCTGAAGTCGGTGCACAACAAATGCCTAAGTTGCCACCGAAACCGCCAAGTGAATTTGAAAAAGTTACACTGGCACAAGTACAAGGCGAAAACGAAAGAGCAATACTTGAATCACAAACTAGAGCTAAAGAACTAGAAAGTAAAATGAAACAAGCATTGCTAGACTTTGAACTTAAAATAAAAGAACTAGAGTTGAAATATAATACACAAATTAATGAAGCTGAAATGAGAGATTCTACTACTATAGAGAAAGAAAAAGTTAGACAACAGGGCGATATTATGAAACAAGTATTACAAGGACAACAAAAATTCTTTGGAAATGTCAAACAAGGACCGAACACAAGAACAGATCAATAAAGGACACAGAGCAAAAGTATTGCTCGAAGATCCATTATTGAAACAAGCTTTTGATGACTTGCTATCTATATATAGAGAACAAGTCTTTAAAACTTCCTATAAAGCAGATGATGAACGTCTGATGCTTTGGCTAGCCTACAATATGGTAGAGAAAGTCAAAGGTCATTTAGAGTCTGTCATGCTTTCAGGGAAGCTAGCTCAGAAAGAGCTAAACGACCTCGTAAAAAAAAGCTAATCCATTCTGGAAGCTTTAATACGTTAATCTCAATTTAGAAACGTTCTAAGGAGGAACTTATGGCTATAGCCGACAAACTAACTGGTCCTGCAGGAAAGATTGAGGGATTACTTCAACCTTCACAAGAAGGTCAAGAAGCTTCTCAACCTAAAACAGAACCATCAGAACAGCCTCAAACAGAGGATATTTCTCAAAACGACCAAGCTCAAGAAGCAGTCGCACAAGAGGAACCTGTTGCTGTAAACGAATCAGACTCAGAAGAAACATCCGAAGTAGTAGAGGAACCAAATCTCCACCGAGTAAAAATACAAGGTCAAGAGCAAGAGGTTAGCCTCGATGAACTGAAGAATGGTTATTCGAGAGATGCTGATTATCGTCAAAAGACTCATCAACTTTCAATGGAGAAACAAGATTTTGAAACTGAAAGAGGTAGTCTTAGACAATCTGTTGACAATAAACTCAATCAATTAAATGAGCTAATTGCAACAGCAGATACATACGTTAATGCTCAACAAGGAAGCCAAGATCTTAAAACACTTTGGGAAGAAGATCCATCAGCTGCAGCTAAACTGGACTACCAGTTACGAATAAAAAGAGATCAGCTGAATGATATGAAAACCCAGGCTCAAGATCAATGGCAAAGCCAATATAATACATACCTTGGTGAGCAACGAAGTAAAGCAAAACGTTTAATACCTGAGTTTTCTGATCCTGGTAAAGAGGTAGGCTTTAAAGCCAAACTTAGAACTGGATTAGCTACATATGGATTTAACGAAAACGAAATTAATACTATTTCCGATGCTCGGCAATTGGTGTTAATTCGTGATGCTTTAGCTTATAAGGACTTGCAGAATAAAAAGCCTTTGGCTCAAAAGAAAGCTGCAAATGCTCCTAAAGTTATGAAATCTGGTGTTGCGAAAGGATCATCTGGTGGTAGAAATGTTGTCAGAGATAAAATTGGCAAGCTTCGCAAAACGCATCATGTTAAGGATGCTCAAAGTGCGATACTTGAAATGATTAATCTTCAAAAAAAATAAGGTGAACAAATATGGCACAGCCAACAAATACGTTTGACACTTACGATGCAAAAGGTATTCGTGAAGATTTAGCTGATGTGATCTACAGTATTTCTCCTACAGAAACTCCATTTTTTAGTGGCGTAGGAAAAACTGCAGCAGCATCTACTAAGCACGAATGGCAAACAGATGCACTAGCATCAGCTGTAAGTACAAACGCAGTTATTGAAGGTGATGAAGCTACAATGGATGCATCAACCGCTACTACTCGTCTTTTCAATTATACACAAATTCTTGATAAGACAGTTACTATTACTGGCACACAAGAAGCCGTTAATAAAGCAGGTCGTGATTCCGAGCTAGCTTATCAAATCGCAAAAAAAGCCCGTGAACTAAAAAGAGACATTGAAACTACTCTTTGCACTAATAATCTACAAGTAGCAGGTAGTGCAACAGCAGCTAGACAATTTGGTGCTTTAGGTTCTTGGGTTGCTACCAATGATTCATTTGGAGGATCAGGAGCTTCTCCTACAGGAGATGGCTCAAATGCTAGAACTAATGGAACTCAAAGAGTTTTCACAGAATCTTTATTAAAGACTGTAATAAAGGGTGCTTGGAACTCTGGTGGTAATCCATCTGTTCTAATGACTGGTCCATTCAATAAGCAAAAAGTATCTGGATTTACTGGCGGATCTACTCGATTCGATGCTGGTGAAGATAGAACTTTATATGCTTCTATTGATATCTACTCTAGTGATTTCGGAGATTTAGAAGTTGTACCTAACAGATTCTCTCGAGAACGAGACGCATATGTTCTTGATATGGAATACTGGGGTGTAGCAATGCTTCGTGATTTCACTATGCATGAATTGTCAAAAACTGGTGATACAGAAAAGAGACAGTTACTCGTTGAAATGACTCTTGAGTCAAGAAGCGAAGCTGCTTCTGGACTTGTCGCAGATTTGACTTCTTCATAATTCTAAACTAGGGGAGAGATAATCTCAAAAATCTATCTCTCCCTTAGTATTTTTAACATTGAAGTCTTGAGAGGGATTAAAGACGGAACAATGGGAGAACAAAATGAGAACATTAAACGACTATTTTATAACAGCTAAAATCGCTGACATTAGTACAGCATCATCAACATTTGTAGCTATACCTGATGGAGGCAAAGTAATAAAAATTTTTACAGCACTTCAAGGTGCAATTGGTACAGCTAACGGAGCAATTACTTTTGAAATTGGTGGTACAGCTATGACTGGCTCTGCAATTACAGTAACACAATCTGGATCTGCTGCTGGTGATATTGATACATCAGAACCAACAGCACTTAATGAAGTTGCTGAAGGTGGATCTATTGAAATGATTACAAGTGGTGCACCCTCTAATACAGTTGTATTATACGTAACATTTGTAATAAGAAGATAATTAATATAGGAGTATAATATGGGTCAACCAGCAATGAGATTTAGTACACATCAGGTTTTAACATCTGGTTCTTCATCAAGTGCAAGTAGTGCCTTTGGTTCAAATACCGAGGTTATAAGAATTTCAAGCACGATTGCTTGTCATATCCAAATTGCAGTATCGCCTACAGCTACTACTTCAACACCAATTGTACCAGCAAATGATGTTGAATATATTAAGGTATCTGAAGGTGAAAAGATTGCTGTTTTGCGTATTGGCGGCAGCGATGGAAAATTACACGTTACTGAATTAACTGAATAATGTCTAAACTCAGGGATAAAGAAATAGGCCCTGTATCTACTGAATATCATTTTGATGACAAACAAGTTGTTATCAATCGTGTTCAAGATATAGAGCCTATTCTCTCTAATAACAAAAATATGTATACGCACAATGATGGATATTCACCTAGTCGTGAATTGAAACGCATTGCTCGTATACCTATGGTTGTTCTGGAGTTATGGGCTAAAGAGATTAGAGGAGACTCTAACTGGTGGGCTATACCTGAAGGTGAAAGAAAAGCAATACTTCGTAAAAAATTAAATAGTTCAGAGTTTAAATATTTTAGAACATCTGAAGGGAGAATGTAATGTTACCAATAGCAGGAGTAGCACTAAGACTTGGAATGAAAGGCATAAGAATGGTAAGTCGCAGATTTGGCGGTAAACGAATCAGAAAAGATGATTTAATTAAAGCTAAGCAGTGGTTAAATAAAAAGGGCAACTTAACAAGAACTGGGCGTAAAAAAGCAACAACACCTAAAAGACTAAAATCAGTTAGAGAAACATTCCTTGCTAAAGAGCCATCACCTGATGTTTATAAAAAATTTTCAAAACAAAAAAACTGGGATGCAATTAGTGTATGGTCAGATAAAAAAAGTTTAAAACAAGAAGCGTATTCTAGACTTCGATTCGGTAGAAAAGTATCAAAAAAGGGTTTACCCCATATATATATTACTGGTCGCACTAAAAAAGATAAAATACTTACCTCTTTACTATTAGGAGGTATGGGTATAGGACCTAGTAAAATAACACCAGAAGGTCAAAAAACTGGTGCGAAAGTTTTACGTTTTGCTGGGCAGGTTGGTGCTCGAATAAAAAGAAGGCATTTTCCAGGTGGAGATTTGAAAAAAACTAAAACAAGTTTACAAAGAATATTATTAGGTTTAGGAAAAAATGGCAGTTAATACTTATACAGCTTTAAAAACGGCAATTGCTAATTGGCTTAATAGATCTGATCTTTCAGATGAAATAGCTGATGATTTTATTACTTTAACTGAAGCAGATTATAATGCAAAACTTCGCATTAGACAGATGGAACAGATTGATTCTATTACTATAGATTCTGAAACTGAAACAGTACCATCAGGATTTATTTCTGCACGATCATTTTATATTTTATCGGGTAGTAAATATACGCTAAACTACGTATCACCACATAATATGTTTGAATTACGTGGAGGTTCTACTACTGGTAGACCACGTATGTATACTATAGAAAGCGATAACGAAACAGAATCATTTAGATTCGCACCTAGTCCTGATGCTTCCTATACTGGATATATACATTATTATAAAAAAATTGCACCATTAACCAGCTCTAATGCTGATAATTATATTTTATTACAACATCCTGGTATATATCTTTATGGATCACTATATCATGCTTCCAATTTTATTGGTGGCTTAGATCCTGCTCAAATACAAAATTGGTTAGGATTATATTCTGCTGCGTTAGAAAGATGTGAGAATAATGACCGACAGGATTCATATGGTCATGCACCAGTAGTACAAAGAGCAGCAGTTAATACGGATGTTAGTTTTATTAAAACTAAAAAATAATGAAAAACTTTATACTAGGTTTACTAGAAGTTTATTGTGGGAAAATAAGCAATTGGGCTTGGAATAAAAGATGGAACAAAGGAAATAGAGAAAAGTAATGCAAATACCTTTTGGAGAATGGCTACCTGATTTGCCTGATCATTTAAACCCTGGAGCTACTATTGCATCAGGAGTTTATCCAGCAGCAAACAGTTACAAGCCATGGAAAGCAACAAATAATATTTCAGCAACAGCATTGGATTCTCAATGCAAAGGTGGAATTTCTGCTAAAGATGTAGACTCTAACTCCTATACATTTGCAGGAACACAAACAAAGCTTTATCAATTAGATGGAACAACATTAAATAACGTATCTAAATCAGGTAACTATACTGGTGGTGCGGATAATATGTGGGATTTTACTGTATTTGGTAATCATGTTGTGGCTGCTAATGGAATAGATGAACCACAAGTTTTTACATTAGGTTCTTCATCCTTATTTGCAGATCTTGGTGGATCACCTCCTATATTTACATATTCAAATGTTATAAGAGATTTTCTGTTTACAGGTAGAATTTCTACAGCAAAGAACAGAGTACAGTGGTCAGGTATCAATGATATAGAAACCTGGACTTCAGGAACAAAACAATCCGATTCTCAAGACCTAGCAGATGGTGGAGAAGTAACAGGGATAACAGGTGGTGAGTATGGATATATTTTTCAAGAAAATGCAATTACACGTGTTGACTATGTTGGAGCACCTACAATATTTAGGTTCTCAACTATTTCAAAAAATAGAGGAGCTGTCTATGCTAAATCTATTGTTCAAGTAGGAAGTAGGGTATTTTTCTATGCACAAGATGGATTCTTTGAAATTGCTGGAGATACAATAAAAGCAATAGGCCAGCATAAGGTTAATGCTAACTTTCAGTCAGATTTAGATGTTGGCTATCAAAAGAACATAGTAGGAGCTAATGACCCCTTAAATCACTTGGTTATTTGGTCCTATCCTTCTGATGATGCTACATTGGGAGTTAATGATACTTTATTGATTTATAATTATGCTGTAGATAGGTGGTCTGAAGTAACAGCAAGTGCTCCTATGATTTGGACAGCATTTGGACAACCTTATACAGTAGAAACATTAGATACAATCAGTACGAGTTTAGATAGTTTAACAGCATCTTTTGACTCACGATTCTATCTCGGTGGAACACTATTTATGGCAGGAGCTAATGATTCTCACTATATTGTAGATTTTACAGGAAATAATTTAGCAGCAACTATTACTACTGGTGAAATAGAGCCTATACCTAATAGAAGATCTACAATTACACGTGTTACACCTTTAACAGATTCAGCTATATCTTCATCTACACCAACAGCAAGAATAGGAAGTAGAGCAAGAGCAGGTGATTCTGTAAGTAATACAAGTTATGTAGCCTTAACAACTAATGGAACAGTACCATTGCGATCAAGTGGAAGGTATCACAGATTAAGTTTAAATATAGCTGCAAACACATCTTGGAACCATGCTCAAGGTATGGATGCAGAAATAGTTTCAGCAGGAAATAGATGACAAAACAAAATGATATTGACACAGTACGTTTTAACTTTGCAAATCCAGACGATTTTCAAAGAGCAGTAGAACGTGCAGTTAATGAATTTATAAGAAAGAACAATTCGGAAAACAGTCATGTACTTGACTGGTTTATAGGGGGATAAATATGGCAGGATCTTATGTAGGAAAGTATGACACAACTGCTGCTAATAATACGGCTACTGGAACAGGCTCCGTATCAATAGCAGAAGGGATGCTTCCTAGTAATGTCAATAATGCAATGCGAGATATCATGGCGGATGTACGCCAATGGTATAATAGTGCAGAATGGATAGAATATGGAGATGGAGCAGGAACATACACACCTGCATATTCTTCTGGTACAGCATTTACAATTGCTAGTACAGATGTAACAGCTGTGTATCATGCAGGGCGTAGAGTTAAAGCTGTAGGTTCTTCTACAGGAACAATATATGGATCAATTTCCTCAAGCTCATTTTCAACTAATACTACAGTCAATGTATCTTGGGATTCTGGTAGTTTATCAAGCGAATCATTAACAATTTATATTGGTATTACAAGTGCTACGAACACTTCAATGCCAGAAACTCCATCTATTACTGGAGATTATACATTAGACGTATCAGGCGATATTATTTTAGACGCTGATGGTGGAGATGTATTCTTTAAAGATGGTGGTACTACTTTTGGTAGTGCAACTAATACTTCAGGAAATTTAATAATCAAATCAGGAACAACAACTGCTTTAACATTTAGTGGTTCAAGCGTTACTCTAGCTGGAGACTTAACAATCTCTGGTGATGACTTAACAATGGGAACCAATACCTCTGGTGCAATTCTTGTAGCCGATGGAACAAATTATAATCCAGCTGTAGTATCAGGAGATTTATCTATTGGAACTTCTGGTGTTGCTGCTATTGGATCTGGCGTAATTGTCAATGCAGATGTTAATGCTTCAGCTGGTATCGTTGATACCAAATTAGCTACTATTTCAACAGCAGGTAAAGTTGATATTGGAGCTTTAGAAATTGATGGTGCAACAGATATTGGTGCAGGATTAGCTGATGCCGATTTAATTATTGTAGATGATGGTGCTAATGGTACTGAAAAGAAATCAGCAATGTCAAGAGTTGCTACTTATATTCAAGCAGGCATTTCAGGCGATATAACTATTTCAAGCG